ACCATGCCTCCACAGATGTTTAGAAATACTTTAGGGTATATCTCCGATGTCTACTCCAAGAACAATCAAGACAAGATTGAGTTGAGTGACCTGATTGAAAGAATCATGACACACTTACTGGTTTACTTATACAGTAACCGTAATGCCATGAAGAATAAGTCGGATATCCCTGGTTTGTTATCTAAGTTAAAAGGTATTTATACCTCCTCTCGTACTACTGATCCTCTATTGTTAGGGATTCGTGATGACATGGAGAAAGTAGTAAAAAGAGCCACTAAAGTCAAGTCCACTCCCGCTATTGCTGCTACCAGAACAGGTATTTTGCTATACATCGTACTGAGAGCATTCACTCGTAACTATTACTCTTAAAAGTAGGAGAATATCGTTTCTTTCACCTTTAGGAGTAATCGATGTGTATCATTGAGAAAATATTGACTAAAGTGTACACCATTAGCGATGCTTTCCTAGGTGAGAAGAAATTAGAGTTAGTTGAGCCTGATGTGATTAATCGGATAGACTTTCACACCAAAATCGGTAATAATCTCAAGATTATCGTGGTGAAGAAGCAGTACATCTACAGACGGAAGAAGAAATCCTTATTCCGTAAGCAAAAGAAGATTAATTGTGTCTACGAAGTCTATGCTGAATTCAGTGAGAATATGCCTAAGTTACTTAGTGATATCCTTACCGAGAAACTCGTCTTACCTCAACTACTCAATTCTCTAATCAGTGAAGAAAAGCAAGTTAATAGTGTCGTCAGTGCCTTTCTGGATATTAAGCTGAAACAGTTTAATAAGGTCATGAAAAACCCACGTAAGTCCTAATGCTACTCAGTACTCCAAATAGAGAGTACTGAGTAGTAGTGGATTTATATCGAATCTAGATTTGCAGAGCTCTACGAGTGTAACGAGTAAAGCGAGTAGTTTAAATTCTATTTAAACTAGGAGCTATATTATTAACATGACAAAGCAAACCTAATAGCTGTTTGCTTAACGTTCTTTTATTTAATCTAATGGTAGTTTATTTATAAAACACAAAAAAGGAAACTAAAATGCTGAATCATGAGATGGTTTCTTACTGTTTCAAGAAGTACGTAACGGATCGATTTGTTAATCAGAAACCGAAGTTCTTCTTGAAAGACATCTTAGTAAATCATGAAAATTGGAAAGGTGGAGACATCCTGTCTTTTGTTGTACAAGAGACATTAGGTACGGCTACGTACTTGGAAAGAAAGAAACTGATTGTAGAAGTCAATCTTCTACTAGAGGAGTTTTACAAAACAGCCAAAGACGATGACCTCTTCACTAGAGGCATCAATACGGTGGATTATTACAACCATACTCAAGAAAAACCCGATACCGGTGATGATACAGAAACGGGTTTCTTCGATATCGACTATGCTTCTAAAGCAGATGTTGAGCAGTTCTTCTTCATTTCAGTAATGTTGTACTACATTGGTTTTATCCAGTATGTGGTTAATGCCAATAGCGATAAATCTTACTTATTGAAAATGAAGAACATGTTACATGATAAACTGATGGAAATCATTGACGTTAGCTTATCAGTAGTAACAAAATCAGAACAGGTAGCTGAGGAAGGTATTCATTTAGAGAGTCATTGTGTATTCCTAATGGCTTTGTATCGAGTGAAATACCTGATGTCGACTTATCCTAAGTACAAACACGTCACTCGTGATGCTTACGACGATTACATCAACAGCACTCAGGATTACGATACAGTGGATGAAGGTATCATTACCATGGCTTCTGATAAGCTACCTAATAACCTAGCTCAGTACTTTGTAGAAAATTACATGGTACTGGCAATAGAGTTTCAGGTTGACTTATTGGACGAGTTCTTCAACGTAAGGTTCTTCTAACATGAAAAAGGATTTATCCACAATCAAGTACGTATTGGACTTCTCTAGAGGACCTAGTTCTGAACTACTGGAGAAGTTCAATTACTACAATTACGATTTAATGGAAGCGGTGATGGCTGATAAGAGTGATGATAGCTATAGCTATCGATTAGATGCTACTGGTACGCTTCGCTCTTACTGCTCTCCTCGTTATGGTTGTTATGCCAATATATTGGGTAAGTGTATCTCTCCCTTAGAATTGGATGAAATAACCAGAAACCTGAATAGGTACTACAAGGATATAGAGAAAGAGAATGTAGAAGTCCTCTACACCAGTACTAATGCGGCTAAGCTTCCATTAAACATGAAACCGGTATTTGGTTATGTCGGTGAAAATGGCGATGAACTCACCCCAATTAGAGTATACTGTATTCGTAATATTGTGGTACAGGCAAGAGGGTATATCCGTAGCTTCATTTACTACCAGTTTTATCGAGAAGACTTGTGCGAAGAGGGTAAAATGGCATTTGAAAGGATACTCCTTACTTTACCCGAAGATGTCAGTAGAAAGACAGCTAAGTTCTACTCTAATCAGTTTTGTTCATTGAGCGAACTCCACCGACACATTATCGATAAAGAGGTAGGTGTTTCTAAATACCATTCAGCTCTTCGTGGTGACGTAAGAATCATCATGGATAGCTTTAAGGTAATGGAGGATTACCACGTCGAACAAGAATACGCTGGATTTAAAGAATCTGGTAGGCCACTTAATTGATTCATTCTACTCTCTCTACCTAATGGTGGTAGAGAGAGTAGGTGTTTATTTATTCTATTGTAAAAGGAATTTCTTTATGTCTAATGAAAAGATTGTTTTGGATCTAGATAAAGGTTTAAGTGCTGAGCAGGCGGCATCCATCCCACGTCTCTTTAAGGAGAGATTGGAAGAAGTCGTTACTGGTAACCCAGAAGACATCAGTGCCATTCATTTAGAAGATGAAATCGACACCATGGTTCTAATAGGTAAGAGTGGCAATGCTCTCTGTAGGCTTGTTACCATGTCTATTTTGGAAGATGAGCAAGAGTTCATCTTCGAACGAATGAAAGACATGGTTAATAGGGATATCTCTAAGAAGGACATAGACTTGATTTCTGTCTATAACATTGCCTATAGGAACGGTGAAGAAGACCCGTTTATCTTCTATAAAGATAAAGAAACCGGTGAAGAGAAACCCATTTACGGTTTCTGTTACAAAACCGTTACCGTGGCGGTGAATGATGACCACTATGCTTTCAATCTCTTCTACTTTATTCAGGAATACTCGCCTGAAAACAACTATTCCGTAGTTCGTACAAAAGGTAAAGTTCACCACAATGACATCGCCTGTATATCGAGTTCAATGAAAATCGGCGAAGACGAGATAGAGGTGGTCAATGCAATATGGGGTTATCTATCACCTGAAGAAGTTGATGTCATCTTCGAGAATGGAGGTGTATACGAAGTACCTTGTTCAGAATGCATCTCAATTGATTACATTCTCTACGTTATCGATTCCATGGTCGATAGCCAGAATGTGTCTAAAGAGGAATTCCTGTTCTATATTGACAGTGAAGACAAACCTAAAGGCTATCTAAACTAAAAAGGAGTTTATTCTAATGTTAGTCAATGAAGAATTAATGGATATCGAGTGTGTCTACAATGTAGTTAAAGGACTCAATTGGGATACCTTCAAAGCGGTTACTCTCTACATTGACAGTGTCACTGGACCCATTACTGAATCCGAAGACTGCAAGGAAACCATCTTCAATAAAGAAGCTGGTTATTCTGTATTCCATTCACCGACCAAAGGTAGCTGTCTTTATACCGATTCACTTTCCGTTCAGGATTTTGAAATGGACGATATCTTAGTGCAAACAGGTGATGGTAAACCAGTTAAAGAAAGCGATATTATCATTCGTGCTGTCAATACGGTCTTCTTCGGTTTACCTGAAGGCATTAAACCTAAGGTAGCTTATACCGTAGATGAAGAAGGTGTAATGTATCTTGTTTACGCTATGTTAATTAAGCGAATAGTGTATAGTTACAAGAACCAATCCTGTATCGGTATCTTTATCCAAACCATCCGTGAGTATAAACCAGGGATGGATTTAAGAGATTTCGATGATGAAGATGGTTATAGCGTGGACACTACTACTCTCTATCTTACCGCCGGCAAAGACACTTGGAGAACAGAACCTGCAGTAATGAACCTTCGTTCTGAAGAGAACAAAGCTTATTACAACCACATTAAGGTACAAGAGCAGACTCAGGATGAGCCTAGCGACTATGCCTCCACAGTAGATTACTGGATAAACAAAGTAGCTGATTTAGTAGCTAAACGGTAATAGACTATACTACTCCACTCTCCATTACGGGGAGTGGAGTAGTGGTCTTATCCTTTCTTTTTTATTTTAATACATAAGTAGCGAATACACTAACGTGGTCAGTCTTCTCCATGATTTCGTAGAGCTTACTGCTCTCAAACTGGATTTCACTCAATTCCACGTCTTTAGGCAACACGATTACTAAACAAACGTGTTTACCTTCATTAATCAAAGCTTCTGCTTTCTCTAAGACGTAATCAGGTACATTAGAGTAGTTTACGGTCATGACTACCGTATCTTCTACTCCCTTGCATACTCCGGACAATTGATAAGCAATGTCGTATAGACCAATGCCTTCTACACCATGATTTAAGTGTTCAATAGCCAAGTGAGTATCTTTAATCGTTACCTGGTGATTATCGATATTCGTAATCACGTCTTTTCTACCTAACTGGTAATCGTAAGTCGGATCATCAGGGTCACCTAAGTCTCGACCTAATGATTCTACCATGTCTTCCCCATGTTCAACATCTTTAGAATAGATTTCATTTAGCTTAGCACTGACTAAAGAAGCAAAGTCACCATACACCGGAACAGTCTTAGCTTTAGCTCCGTATAATGATAAGTCATGGGTGAATGACTCTGTTGACAATTCATGGATAAAATCCAATCTAGCTACTGCTTTTACTTTCATTTTCAGGTATCCTTAGATTAGATTAGACGATAGGTCGTTGTACAAATCGTATTTTAATTTCAAGTCACTAAGCCAACCAATCTTAGAAGCTTTCTTCAGTTCTTCTAAGTACAATTCATTGGCATCAGCATAACTATCAAGAAACTCACTAAACGCACCTAACTCAGAACCACCATCTAGCTTAGCTTGGTTTACTCTAATCTTCAATTTGTTATAAATAGCGGCTTTAGTAGCCAATACAGCTAACTTCTTAAAGTAAGCTGCTGCAGTCATGTTTAAACTGTTTAAATTACTATCGTGCTCAATCAGTACTTCAGCGTAAGTACCAGGAGGCAAGTAAGACATTCTTCTAATCCTAAAAGCATTAGGAGAAATCATCTCACAGCGAGCATTGTAATTTAAAGAAACCGATTGATTGGAATTAGCCAGTTTCTGTGCAGCAGCTAATATACTGCTACCGGCTACTGTAGCGGTATCAGCGTAGATACCATTCGGATAGATGTTAGCAGTATTGATACCTAGTACAGTCAGTATCTTGTAACCACCAGTCGCTTTAGGCGGTACCGTTACCACGTAGTCCATTTCAGATACCTTCTCTACCATGCACTCTTGTAGAGGGATTTCTAAAGTACGAGCATACTCTACATTTAAGTCAGGCATTAATCTACGTTCGAATACTTCTGCAATCAATACAGCATCTTCATCTACTGCAGACCAAGGATTTCTACCATATCTAGAAGCGATGGTGAATTCCGAGATCAACTCAGCTGGTATTGAGGATTTTATTTCGCTTAGGCACAAACTCAACATTGACATTTACTTTATTCCTCCGTAAATAAGGGGTATTTTAGTTCATACGAATCCCTTAGAAAATGTTCTATATAACGACATTCTAAAATAGAATAAGCCTATATTATTACCATGAGTAGGCAATCGTATTGCTTGCTTAAACGTTTAAGTAAGTCTATTTGTAACATCTTTAATTCCTTGAAAGGATCAATGCCAATGTCTCAAGTCAATGAAAATGTCGTGAAACTCTGGTGTGCTGGTGGTGCCGGTTTAGGCATCGCTGCCGATGTATTGAAAAGCCAAGGTAAGCTCTCTACCTCTACAGAGATTGCTCGCCTGGATACTGTACTCTTGGATACTTCTCGTTCTAATTACCACAAGAACGAAAGCATCTTCGAAGAGCACGGTGTGGAATTGGTAACTATCCCTGGTTTAGATGGTTCTGGCCAGAAGCGCGATGAAAACGTCGATAAAGTCGTTCCTTACATTGCCAATATCGTACACCAACACAAACCTGAAGACAACAGTAGCCTGAATATCGTGATTCATTCAGGCAGTGGCGGTTAATAATAGCCCGTAGGCGCAGTGATGTGTCTAATGGTATCCTCTCTAATTGCTGGAAACTCCTTAGAGTCTAAACTACTCCCTAGAACAGTAATGTATCTAGTACAGTGAAAATGTTTAGAATTGGACAATCAGCAGCGAAATCTCCTACACAGGAGAAACGTTCAACGACTAACGCATTAGCCAGCGTGTACTGCTCAAGTGAGTGGGAAATGGGAGGTAACTAGTTGTTCGTATCTAGATGGTGAATGGGGATTCGTTGTCTAGTTTTAATATTTTAGAGATTTTAGAAAAATGAAAGAAAAAGAGAAGTGGGTGAAACTACCCATGTTATCCAATTACCTAATCAGCAATCGAGGAAGAGTTAAATCTATACGGTATAACCGTATAATGGTTGCAGGTATCGATAGGTACGGGTATAAGAAAATACACTTAAAAACCGATACGGGTGATAATTATTATACCACTATACATCGGTTAGTGGCCATTGGTTTTATAGAGAACCCTAACCAATATAAACAAGTTAACCACAAAGACGGTAATAAACTCAATAACAACGTAAGTAATTTGGAGTGGGTTACAGCCAAAGAGAACGTTATTCATTCGTTCGACAATCTCCTGAATACCAACACAACCCACTTAAGAATACTCGATATAAGGACAAATGAGGAGATGTTCTTTAGGTCGTTTAAATCCTTCTCTAAGTACCTTAACACTAAACTAAACGTCGTTATTCCTTTAGCGAGGAATAGTAGTAATAACCCAATACTTGGTCGTTATATAGTAACCGTTATCGATGAACAACGTTGCTTTAAAACAAGCAATACGATTGGTAGAGGAACGAGGTTGTACTGTTACGATTATATAACTGGTACCGTTACCCAGTATAACAGTGTTAATCACTGTAAGTATTACACTGGGTTAAGGGAATTGGTTTTAGTTAGGGGGAAATATCGGAGGGATGACCTAGGGTACAGTATCTCTACTAAAGAGAAGGACTTAGATAAGTCTTTCGTTCTTGACAGAAGTACAATCTTGCAGAATAGAAAAGACTATCTAAACAAACCTCTCTACCGGAAGGCTTTTGAATACTACCTATACGACTACAGTAAGAAAGAGGAAAAGTCGTTCGAGGATGTTGACCACATGGTTACGTATTTAGGTACACTGGGTATTGATGTGTCTAGGTATGCTATAATTACCGCCCTTTACCTGAATAAGTTATCTCCGATAAATTCATTAGTACGTGGTTTCGGTGTCATGTCTAGTAAATGTAAACTTACTAAGTCATGGTTTCCCTATAATAACGAGTTTATTGAACTAAGTCGTAATTTGAAGTATACGAATAGAGGTTACTGTTATTTAGTCAATATCGGTAACAAAAAGAAAATAATATCAGGATACAAGAACCTGATTAAGTTCCTCAAGAGAAACACAAAAACGAAATTCAGAACTGGAATGGATGTGACCCTTGATGAATTAGCTAACAGTACTGGTATCCCCAGTCTAACAATCAGTATTGTTAATGAACAAACTAGTTAATGATATAGTCTGGTCTTTACAGAAATGTAAAGCTGTCTCCATTGAGAGACGGGTAGAGCGTAACGAACTCTATTGAACATGACGTCAGGTAGTATCGAAGGCCCTCTGGTGGTGAAAGAGCTCCTTGAAAACGATGCTGTGGTGATGGTCATCATGATTGGTGATGCGACCACCAACAAGTTTGCAGCCAACACTGCGGCGACTATCCGAACCTATGCTTCCATCAGCAAACAGTTAGGTAAACCGGTTATCGTGCGTTACTACCAAAACTACGCCGATAAAGACTCTACTCCGGATAATATCAACAAAGCAATCGCTTACTCTATTACCGATTATCGCTTGCTCTTCAGTGGTAATATCCATGGTGTAGACTCTTCAGACCTGCGTCACTTCTTCCAGTACCATAAAGTGACCAATACTGAGCCTGGTTTGACTCTGATTTCTAACTTTGCTATCCAGAACCAAGACAAGAGTTCTTTGGATAAGACACTCGAGAAATCATTGGGTGACAACTACAATATCGTCTCCTTAATCTCTATTGATTCAGGTGACGGTTTGTCACGCCAACCTATCCCTTGTGACTTCCGTGTCGATGGCCAGGTGATTTACGCTTCTAATGTGCCGGAAGAGAAACGCTCTTCTCTTTACTTCGTACTGACTGATAACTACTTCTTCCAAGTGATTAATAACCTCAATGAAGTAGTATCCAGCTACGAGAAGAAAGCCCGTGCTCGTGTCAACAACGTAATCAATACGTCTGATGCGGATAGCAATGGTTTGGTTCTCTAAGAACCGAACGTAGAGTCTCGTATAGAGCGATTAAGAGCTAAGGGTATATAATCCCCTTACTTTTTATTTCATCGCAATATAGACGCAATCTAGATAGCCTACTGACGGTTTCTATAGCCGTCAGTAGGTATATCTTTCTACAAAGTCGTGTTTTTTATGAAAGAATACGGAATCTAGGTAGGTTCACTACCTGGGTTTAAAACGTATGTTGAGTGTATATGGATTGGAGTACAAATGAATGGAAACATTTACTATCGATTGGATATTTCTGCTGAAATCAGGAATATCTTCGATAGGATAGATACCTTAAAAGACAGAACGACTTATTCGGAAGCGATTTACAATCATCCCTATACCTTATCCTCCGTCAACTGGCTGTATAACGACGGGATTGATAAGGTGTTCAGCCAAGAGTATCTAGAATTAGAACTAGAAGTCGGATTAGAGAACTGGTTATTGGTACTAAACCATGTAATCTATCAGTGGTTGAAATCTAAAGGGTTAGATGTCGTTTACAATAAGTTTCTCAATATTGCACCCGTTTGGTCTTATTTAAGACATGCGATGCTCAGCGAATACGATTTCCCTCCTTGGTACCCGAATAAAGCCTCGGAGGAAGTACTGGATAAAGCCATCCATGAAAATGGATTGAGTCAATTGTTCCCTAAAACATTCGAATTATTGAACCATGCTTACAAACTGGAGCCTACTCCATTTCCCTTTATTGAGACTAAAAACATCAATAAAGACGGAATCAGTATTCCGGTAAGTATCCATCTTGACCCACTTTTCCTCACGATTACATTTATCCATTAAGGAATCGATTCACCATGACCGCCATTAATGATGTTTATATACTAAGGACCAAAATCATTCTAGAAGAGATTGAAGACCTCATCAGCCAAACCCTACCTAACCACGAAAAGCAATTCCTGGGTAAGGGATTAGGATTTTACGATAGGGAGACTTATAAGCAATTAGTCGTACCTGGACGTAAATACACCTTAGGTGAAGAGCACGGTAGACGAGAAGTCGTTTATCAGGATGACATTTTCAATCAATTCGTATCTAGTACCATCTATAGTGAAGCAGGTGAAGTACTCTACAGAACTAGCTTCTATAGAAACAAAGTATTGTTCGAAACCATCTGTTCTCCGGTTGCTTTGGATATCTTTATTAACTTTGCTTACATCTGTTTAAATAGAGAATTACCCAGTAACTACGGAGTAATGAGTAAGGACGACACGATTTATTACCTACTCACTCAGCACTATCCTGATTTAGAAGCTATCTTAAAAGCCACCTTAGGTGAGATAAAAGGCAGCTTGTCTATCAATGAAATCATGACCGTTATTCCGTTTAGTATTACCTTAAATGAAATCTATATCCGAGTACAGGATTACGTAAAGACTTTGTTTAAAGGTAAAGAGCACTTAAACTACCACCAATTCACCGTTTATTACGACGGTTCTAGCTTATTGATTGGTGACTTAGGTGACTACCGGATAAACGAGTGGGAGCAGCTGAAGGAAATCGAACTAAATCATCGAGAAAAAGAAGCCAACGGGAAGTACTTTAATGAGCAATTCTCCTTGTTTGCTGATGAGAAAATCACCACTGCTTTCAATCATGACTTTGGTGTGTATTCCGATTCAGCAGAGGGGATGGGATACAGACTGTTGAAGGTGCTTAGTTCTAAATACCAATCGTGATGGAATACTATCAGGAAATCAATCAACAGTACGCTAAGGGACAGGTATTGCCCTTAGCGTACTTTAACCTTACTGATGTATATTGTTTTTTTAGTCAAGAAATGGAAGATAACCATGTGGAGATGGTAGACTTCTTGAATCTTGAATTAGACGGTATACATGACTTTTTTTTAGAATACCTACCAAAACTATTTGATTCTATCTGTACCGGTGACTCGGACGGCTATGTTTTGTTCTCTGAAAAGCTATTGGATTTAGGGATTGCCAATAACTTGGAAGTGACAGACAACATCGTTAACAGAATGATTATTCTGCTTGATGATGTACTGTCCGGAATATCGGTATCGGATAAAACAAAGCTATTTATTAATGTCGTCGAAGAACAAGCTGTGTTTCCCATGGCTTTACTGAACTACATTAATCTATAGCACAACACTTTAAACCGTGGATAAAGGAAAAATAAACTATGTTAGGCACCACTGAGGGGTTTAAACTTTCAATCCCTAACCCAGTACTGAAGATAGCAGACAACATCTTTAGATTAACCAATAAGAACATTTCCCCTACCGAAGTAGCATCTTTTCTCATGCGTAAGCTGGAATTGGGTAGAGATAGAGATTCTATTCTCTTGGCTCAAGAAGCTTGCGACTACATCATGTTCTCAGACGGCTTCATTGTAGATTTACCGGCATACGAATCTACCCCACTCTTCCGCCGACTCTATACTGAGAACATCAAACTCATCACTGAGTGTTTCGACCTATTGCGTCCTTACACCATTGATTCCTATTTCAACGGTATCGTAGACCAACAAATGTTGTTTTATCGGACACGTTTAAATGTGGTCTACTGATGCTGATCTAATTGAGTATTACATCAACCTACCTGAGAAGTTCCTAGTAAGAGATGGTGATTTTGTCTATCGTAGCTTTAGAGACATTATTTACCTTGTACCTAATATTACTCAGCCTGAGTTTTTCCTGTTTATACAAGAGATAAATAAAGTATTCTGTTTCTACGATTTGGATAGCCACCCGACCAGTTACTTACAGGTAGGTGGTGAAATCGACTTTCATTCAGCTTTCCCTTCTAGAGAATTAGACGAACTGGTAGTAGAGAGACTAAGCATTATTGCTTATAATCTCATTTACTCCTTGTTAGTCACGATTCGCTCTTTCAACCTGTACTTACCTAGATTACCTAATATAGATTATCGATTAAGACCCAAAACGAGAATATGCTACCGAATTGGGGACTTTAATCTAGAGGAAGGTATGATTATTCTATACAAGGTCAATCCATGGGAGTATTGATTTACTCGCAATTACAGGAGTGTGTTAAATGTCTAATTCTTTTGTAGTAGGTAAGGTCTATTCCTTCGATACCTACGCCCCTGATGTATTGTCTACTCGCATTATCAATGCTAAGTGCTTGGCTATTCTCAATGCCCAAAATGCGATTGCCAATGGTTTGGATGTGATTTCATTCCACGAGAGAATGAGACCACATCTACCTAGTGGCCACAATGACGATCCATTAACCATGACTTATGTTAAGTTACTGAACAGTTCTGGTACAGAAACCATTTTTGCACTAGACTGGATTAACTTGACTACACTAGTGGAAACCCAAGCTAACCGCATCGTGATTACTCTGGATAACGTCTCTATTGAAGACATGGAAGTACTGCGTAAAGCCATTACTTCTAGAGGTTATACCAACATCTCCATGGTGCTCACTGAGGTGTAATAACCACTACTACTATGATAGTAGTTACAAATTACTAACCAGTTTGTTCATCTGTTACATTGAGTAGCTGGATAATACACAGTAGTTGAGAGTGATGCCAAGGCAAGGCTCTGTGTATTAGTAATTCTCTTATACTTATTTCGAGTCCTCGTGACTTCATTGTCTCTGTAGACGTAGAGGTAACCATCACACCGCCCCAGGTGGCGATTGCATCCTTAGCCTCCTTTACTTGTCTCGACTCGAAATACTTATAGAGGAGTGAACAAAATCACTCTCACTTTCATGATGGTTTCCTTATGTGTTGGTTGTGCAGACGATTTCCTCCTATTCCTCTTGTGCGGGGAATAGGAGGAATAGTCTTAGTTTACGACACTTTTTATACTGAACTATGAAGAGTACATACTCTTTCTGAATTTAAATATATTTAAACTCATTCATTAAAAGGTATTTTACCATGGCAAATAAACTTCCAGTCTATTTGAAAGGTGATGTGAAAAACGCGGATACCTTCGTTAAAAACCTGAAGCAGATTTACAACGATGAATCCATTAAACACACCGAAAAAAATGAAACTTTGGTGGCTGGCCATAAATTGAGCTATCAAGAGCCTCCGTCTTCTCCGGCTCCGTCTTATGTACCTGCTCGTGATACCCGTTACGACTTCCCTTATCCTCAAGAGGAAGCTCCTCAGGTACCTCCTCCTGGTCATTCTGAAGGAGGTAGTGAGAGCGAGCAAGGTGGTCGTGCCCGTGGTGGTCGAGGCGGTCGTGCACAAGAAGGTGGTTCACCCCCTGGCTCACCTCCTCCGAGTGGCAGCCCCCAGCAGTAGTCCCTCTCTCTGGTTTCACTAGTGTAGAGGGATTATAGCTCCTAATTGATAGCTCGTCTAGTAAACTAGACTCACTCAGTACCTTACTAATAAGAAATACATTCTCTCCTACTGCTCTTTTTAGGGTAGTAGGAGAGGTGTACTTTTTCATTTAGTAATAAGTCGAATCGATTTCGTATTTCTGATTAATCAATCGACAGGAGTTCACGATACAATGGAATATCGAGGTCTTGACTTAACTGAGAATGTCTTTATATTAAAACCAGAACAATACACCAGACATTTAAACCCTATTGGTCAGTACGTAGACCAACAAGCTCAGTTTCTCTCCATTATGCGTAACTACCCATTAGACAAAGCACGTCAATGGGTATTGAAAAACATTCGTAAAGACGGTAAGTTTCCCTTACGTAATCCTAAGGTGGTTTATGTACACAAAGACGAGAATGACGATAGGGTAAAAGGAGAAACCACACTAGTTCATTACTTAAAGGATGCATTTGCCAACGATGAAATCATGGCTGCTACCTTTACTACCTTCTTACCCCACAAGGTAAAGCTATCTTATCTGTCCGAATACGTAGACGTTAAGAAACCAGAAAGAAGTAAGCTAAAGAAACGCCAGTTCCAGATGAAGCAAGAAGGCAACTTTGTTGCTATGGCGTTTGCTAATAACGGACAGAATAACATTAAACGAAACTTGAATAGTATATCAGGGGCGTCTTCATTAGCCTCTAGTGCTATTTACATGGCTTCTATGCACCCAGTATTGACTTCTAATTGTCGAATGACTTCTGGATATGCTAATGCCAATAATGAAAAGCTATTAGGAGGAAATCGTCATTATCACAATGCGGATATTACGATTAATAACCTAGTAGCGCTAACCACCAATATCGATGTAGAGAATATAAGACAAATACTGGATAAGTACCATCTCTACGTACCCAATACAGAAGAGCTATTCGAATACATTCTAAACTCTACTCGTTTGTATTGGAGGTGGCCTGAAAAGGAAAACCTGATTAAGGAGTTTATCAGCAAATGCAGTCGTGAGCAAAGAGCTGCTATTGCTTTCATTTACGACCTAAATGCTTTACGTATCTACAATGAATCATTTACTCGTGAGTTCATTGGTGGTTTAGCTAGAAAATGTAATCCCATTGAAGGCATGTCCGTTGAAGAAGCACAAACTATCTTCAATAAGTCTCTAGAAGAGATTAAGCTCGTAGCCATCCAGATTTGTTCGGAAGAAGTAAAAGGATTAAAGGAATCCCAATACATTGGTACAGAGACCATTCTAAAGATTGCTGCCTCTATTATCAACATCTACGAAGTATTCGCTAAGTATAAGGACTACATCCAAACCTTCTTAAGGTCTTCTCACCTACCTGGTTCATTAGCTCAATTCCCCAGTAGTTTAAGGAAGATTGTACTGATGTCAGACACTGACTCCTCTATCTTTACGACTAAACACTGGACTAACTGGTTTTGTGAAAATAAGAGAACCAAAGAGAAAGCCACGCCTGTGTTTGCTACCATGGTTATGTTATCTAGTTTAACATTGAAACACTTACTAGCTACTATGTCTGGTAATCTAGGGGTAGAGACTAAGCGTATCTTCACGATTGGCATGAAGAATGAATTTGGTATGCCTACTCTAGTGAATCTAAACCGTACTAAGCACTACATTTATACGGTAGATTATCAGGAAGGTAACGTG